AAGTAAAACTAGTGGGGAAAAGAACTAGAGTTCCTTTCTCTGCTTTTGTGGTGAGATTAAAGTATGGAAACTCAGTTCCACCATCAGGACAATCATTGAGATAGATCATCCACACAATCATTCTTCCAGCTAAATTTTCATTAATTGATTCATAATGAAGTTTGAAGAATCCTTCTTTTGGTTTATAAGATTGAAGAATGGCAAGAGGTTCCATCCTCCACATTTGACCTGTCTCAAGAATGGGATACTCTTTGACATACTCTTCCATACCATCAGATAAGCAGTCATTGAGTTGACTTACAACAAACTGTTGATCTTTCTGCTTGCTAGCAGCGTTAATAATGATATCCGTAGACTTTTTGATCTTGGGATCAACCGTTGTCATGCCACACATTCCTGGCATTTGGAGTTTCTTATTCTGTTTAAAGAACGCAACTAAATTGTCAACGTTTTGCTCACTGATTGCATTCTTTTTCACAAAGATCCCAGGAGCGGGAATTTCATACGTCATTTTTTAAAGGGAGGCTGCTCCAAAATAGTTTTAATTGATCTAATCATGCCATCAAACATTTCCATCACAGACACTTGATCGGAGAATCCCATCAGAAGTGCAGACTGTTCAATGTCCTTTTTCATTCTTTGAGCGTCTTCATCATCACTAAGACATATGCGAGTGTAAAGGATCCTCTGCTTTTCCACTAACTTTACCAGATCCTCAAGGTGAGACTTTTGCTCTTTGATGGGTAGGGTGGGAAAAGTAAAAAGATCCCCATGAATATTCTGCTGAAGGCGATCGATTTCCTTCAACTCTTCTTGTACAATTTCGGAATCAAAAAACTCTGACATCTCACGTCTTTTTCAAATATTTAGAGTGGCAACTTAGCTCTGGTAGTTTTCTTCATGAAATTGAGTTCAATCGCATCTCGTTTCAATTTCTCCTTAAGAGGTTTTGAAATGAGCTTTGGAATCGTGTCGATCTCAATCGTATTGATCTCGCAGTACATAACGATAGCATCAATATAGTTGATGCGATTCTCTTTCACAATCTTCTCGATTGCAACAGCAAACTTCTCTGGAGTTAGAAATTTTTTGGCAATCTCTGCCTGTAATTCATTATCCATAGTTGGAAAGATTATGTTCAACAAAGTTTCTGATGTATCGAGATAGCATTCTAATGTATTTTTCCTTGTCATATTCCTCATAAACAATGCATTCTCCGTCTTCGCAAGCCATAAGAATGACAAACTTCTTGACGGGTATATTAGTTAACTCGTAAAACATGCAGGCATAACCTGCACATTGAACGAAGTAGTGATCAATCCACTCTCTTTTTTTAGGTTTAGATGATGTTTTAAAGTCAATTACTGCGAGTTCACCATCAAACTCTGCGATACAATCAACTGTACCAGCAACACCAAGAACATCACTGTAAAGAGCAGACTCTAGGCAGTAGATGTTATCAATCCTGTCCAGAGTGCTCTTCGAGATGTTAAACAGTAAATTAGAAATTGGTTGTACTGCTGGCCGCTCTTCCTCATTCTTCAGATATGACTCCACGAGGGAGTGCATATCTGTTCCGCGACTTGTAGCTCTCGCTGTAATCTTGTTTGCTTCTTCTTCACCAACCTTATTTCGCCAAGAGGCAAACTTAGGTGCAGTAATAAATGATGTAATCGTTGTAATAGAGATGAATAATTTCTCTAGATCATCGATTTTATAGAAGCGTTTTCCCTCAATCGTTGTGCGCGTAATATTAGGAAGATCGATGTGATTGTGTTTGAACATTAAAGACCCATAGCAATTTTATGAACCAGATACTCTTTAACGAGTCCAGATCTCACAATGTCATCAACACCAAACTCAATCAGATCGAATGAAGCCATTTGCTGAATGATACGGACGAAATCTAGAATCCCATTCTTCTCATGTGTTTTTACAAGATCAGATTGAGAAGCATCGCCGCAGAACATAATCTTAGCATTTTCACCTACTCGTGTAATTATACTATCAAGTTCGTGAAAATTCAAGTTTTGACATTCATCAACGATGATAATTGCATCGTCAATGGTTGTTCCTCGGATAAAAGAAGTAGACCAGAAAGAAATAGTTTCTTGCTGCTTGAGATTGCCATAAAGCATCTCAAAATCAGAATCAGAAGGCATCTCGAACATGTATTTAACCATGTTCTTATAAGGAATCTGATACAGTGAAGATTTGTCTTCGTGGTCTCCAGGAAGGAATCCGATCTCTCTAGTAGAAACCAGAGAGCGAACAATGTAAATTTTATTATATGGAGTGTCCTCGCTCAGAACTTCTTTCAGTGCGTTGTAGAGAACAACGAACGTCTTACCAGTTCCTGCAGCTCCATAAGCAAAAATATGTTTACCTTTGCTGTACGAATCAAACAATTTGATTTGATTCTCGGTCAACGGATTAATATCCGTAAGTAAATCCGCGTTAAGCGGCTTCTTCCTCTTAAGTTGTTTTGCAGTGAGACCTACGCCAACATTGCTGGCCGATGACTTTCTTCTTGGCATAAAAGATTTAGATTTTTTTTACTCGGGATCCAGGAGCCGAAGCGGCTTTTCCTAGAACATCGTTCCAACCAGGGTTTTTAGCAACGAGTCTATCTCGCCACTCCCCAACCTCACCAGGCGAGGGGCAAGTTGAGGGGTCAGACCAATCTCTAGTCCAATCTGGATTCTCTTTTTTCCACTGATCCCAGTCGTGGACACTCATCTCCACTTCTTTCTGTTCACCAGTGACAGTGTTAATAACAGGGTATGTTGCCATCAAATCCACTCCAAAGCTTTGGCACAAGTCGGAAACTGCTCAACAAAGATTTCTTTGCACTTGTTTGCAATATCCATATGTTCTTTCTGCGTTCCATTTGCAGATCTTAAAGATATATAGTGAATCCAAGACCGAACACTTCCGGTCATGTAGATACGGGTAGGTGTTGCAAGAGGAAGAACCATTCTAGCACACTCTTTGGCTACACCCATATCCAACAGATATCGATATACGTCTTGAGAGTCAGCAAATAATTGCTGAATTGCTTTGTGCATCTGATGAACCTGCTCCTCTTCAAGATCATCAATAGAATTTTGACGATTCTTAGTATCTTGACGGCGAAGTTCTGGCAGAGGAATCTCGTTCGAGAGCAGACTTGTGTCTGCATAACGCTGAGAAAACTCTTGATATGTGAATGAACGGTGGCGAAGAATCTGAGCCGCGATTGCTCTAGAAGTCTCAATCTCCAAGGTCATATGTGCCTGCTCAAAGACACTCCAATGATTATGTTTAATACAGTAGGAAAGAAGTTTGGAATATTCTGGATTTTCTTGGTTGTTTGGGTTGCTCACCCTCGCAACATATCCCATTGTTTGTTCCGCATCTGGAGTCACACTTACCAGTTTGACATTCTCTAACACACTGTTATCTCCCATTAGATCTCCTTACTATTTTAGCACAAAACATTAATTATAGCAAAAGAGGGGCATTAGCCCCTCCTGTTATAGATTGGTTTGAAAGTTATCATACTCTCGAACCAATCTCGCAAGTGTACTCGATAGCAAGACCAATACTTACACCCTCTATATGTTAGTTGGTAGCAAGCAGGTGGTCTGCTATCCTTATCCATATCATCATAGTGATATGTGTATTGTTCCACTACTTTGCCCCAACAAGTTGTGCTAGTTGGGCTTTGTAGCGGCGCTCTTCTTTCTGCTTCTTCTCTTTGATAAGTTGAAGAACATTCAGTTTCTGCATCACTTATGTCCCTCCTTAACAAAACGAACGCCACGATAGACTTCATTTTGTTGTTGAGGTTGTTGCATCATTTGCTGTTGATACTCCAGACGCTTCTGGGTATCATACTCGATGCCGCGATAAACTACTTTCGACATTGGTTTTCTCCTAAAGAAATGAGTTGGTTAGTCCCGTTCCTTCAGTCGGCTTTTGCGTCTACAAAACAACCTATCTTTGTGACCTGTTTAATTTCATAAACAAGGTCATTCTTTTGTTGGGCATCAATAATTTGACTAGAATTAATTCTAGACACCATTAATTGT